CGGGGATCCCCTCCATTTAAGGATATTTTCCCCTTGCTACAGCTCCGCTGGGCAATGGTAATGTGAGAAGGTGTATTTTCTGGCGGTTTTACGAACGCCACTTCGGTCGCCCCTGAATGCACTCGCTGCTTCAAACCGGAGATAGTCGGTTCTACTAGATACGACTGCGGGGGCTCCCTACTCACTACTTGAGGGCCGGTGGGTATAATATGCACCGGGCACCTTACGAGAAGGTCCTTTCGTTTTGATGGCGCTCGCCGGTTATTAGCCGGTTACTAGCCAACCGAGTTTGGCTACCCGGAGGAGGGGAAACTCGCATGCAACGATGGAACGGACAATTTCGGGAAGGAGTAAAACCTCCCTTACTCAAAGCCCCATCCAATCCTCGTTCGCTCCATTACCTTTGGTGGACCGGCCTGGTGCGCCCCCCTACCGAAGTAGGCAGGGTAGTTTTTATCTTGTTCACGCAAGTCGGGCAGTGCCCTACCAGGTCACGTATGCAGCGGGTTGAAAGGTGCCCTTTCGAACGGGTTTCCCCTTCCTATACAACCAGCTTGTCCACTGGATCATACCCCGGTGTATCCAGGTGTTCGGTACGGGATCACTCCCTCCCAGTATAGGAGACCTGGAGCCCCGTTGTCCCAGCTTCGATCGCCCCGCAGGGGTAACGTATTTGTCCGTGGTGGCGTCTTCCACTCCGTGACTAGAGCGATAAGCGCATGGCTGGGCAGGTACTACCAGGACTTAGATATCTCCTAGCAGCTTTCGCTTTTACTGGTAACTACCTGGACCGAGAGTCCTTGCCGTCGTCGTGTCTAGGTAATTAGTTTTACATGGTCACGCATGGCGGTGCTGGACTACTGAAGGTGCCCCAATCCCTTGGGGGTCGGCGGGCGAACCCTCCCTTGCAGCGACGGGTAGATGGTATTAGCACCTTGGACGGCCGAAGCCTCCCCGTGATCCTGTCACCTCCCTATTCGACGCCGTAGCTCTGAAGCTCAGTGAGACGAAACTCAACCCCGAGAAGGGCGAAATCGCGTCGTCGGCTGCCAATGCTTCCCATCCCCGCGTGGCACCCAGATCGTTTCTGGGGGTCGCTCAACCCGTTCCATATTCACCGCCCATCGGATCACATGCTTGGTCCTCCGCCATGCCCTCACAAGTAGTCTACCTAGACCTCGTCGTGATTCTTTGGCGAGCCTTGCCAGCTTTTTGCGATCCAGGGGCCTAAACTCATCCACGGTGGGCTCTGCCATTTCTTCAACCACCGCAAAATTCCCTGGCGTCCATGCATATTCGGACAACCTTCGATTCCACCACACCTCGTAACGTCTCGCCACATTTTTGGCGACCCACCGTCGAGGGATCTGCTCCGCGCCTACGGTTGCCCGTAGCGGAGGGTCACCCTTCCGGGCCCCGCGCGGTAGCTTGTCAAGCTGCGCGGGCTGGTTCAGAAAGAAAGCTTCTTGCTCAAGGAGGCCTGAACTTTGCAGAACTGGGTACGAAACGAGTCCACCTAGGGCCCGATTCAACGAGCATCTTATAGTCCCAACCGCCTTTCGGTGGAAACTTAAGATATGGCCCTTAACAATTCCCTTCGCTGCACCAGAAAGCCCCTTACAGGACTTATGTAGCCTCGCGGCTAGTGCATCACCGGCGCGGAAGGCCAAAGGAGCGTACACAGATTTACTCCTAACGACCGGCACCAGGCTGGGCTTCCGGCCGAACCTCCACTCGAAAAATGTCGAGTTTAGAGAGAAGAACCTCTCATGGGATAAGGTTTTGCCTTTTGACAGAACAAAACCGGCTCGGCTCACGACCTGCTTCCAGCGGGCTGCCTCCCTTGGGGTGGCCCGGAAAACAATGTCGTCTCCGTTTATACGAAGCGGAACCTCTCGACGAATGGCAAACTTGAATGCCAGGTAGTTCGTCACACAGAGGAGGGGGAATGAAAGCAGGTTGCCCATGAGCTGACCGGCAACCTGCGGGTGGGTAGAACCATCAGGTACGGTGATGGTTCCGTGTAATGAATCTAGAGCCAATCGTTGGATTGACTCCGGGATATTGGAAGATCTTAGGATGATCTCCAGGATGAACTCAGAGTGGAGACGGTTGAAGTTATCGGTGGCACCTTCAAAGTCTCCGCTGATGAAAACCTCCCCACGTACTCTGAAGAAACCTTTGAACCGGTTTCCTGTTGCCTCCCCCCGCAGTAACCATTTGAAGCCACTAATATGGTCATACAGGAGCTTATGAAGAGGGCTGAGCACCCATTGCCGCGCCGAAGCTATCGTCACGATTCGATACTTGCCGTCGTCACAAAGGACTCGGACAAGGCGGTTGGAT